GCATTATTTGCTAATGTTATTGTTGGAGTAGCATTTGGACTACCTGTATTACCAGTTAAATTAGCTGGAATATAAATGTAACCTATACCAGTGGCCGCGGTAGTAAATGCCGCTGTTAAATTAGCAATATATGTTCCACCACCGGTACTTGGTTGAGGACTTAATAATGATAAGTTACCAATATTAATCTCATCTGTTACAACACTACTATAAGTGATGTTATCTGCTGTATAAAACTTAGCTGCCGTACTCAATGTCCAACCAGTACAGTTAATAGCGTTACCACCACTATCTGTAAAAGTAAAGGGCAATGTATAACTCTCGCCAGTGTAAATCTCTATACACGACATTTCTGTACCAGCTATCGTTACTGTTTTTGCTCCGTTTAGTAATAAACTCATTTTGTTGTTTCCTTATTAGTATTTATTGTTTTTTTATAATTTTGATTTACCAAGCTCAAGCTCTCCGGCTACGGCATAAACTCTAGTTCCACTAACTATATTTCTCATAACATAACCAGAAGCATTGTAAACTGCACCAGATGTAGCTCCACTACTGCCTACTAAAGTTACTGCTTGTGGCAAATTAGCCTTTAATTCAACTGTAGTCATACCAAGAGTATCAGTACGTAATACTGTAGGAGATCCAACAAAATTTATAAATGATACTATTTGTACAGTAGTATTAGTATCAGATACTAATGTAACATTCATAATATATTTTAGGTATTCCGTGGCCGCATTAACTGTATCAGAAAAAGTGGCAGATAAAAATATCCACCAATTATCTTGTCCGTTATAAATTTGCCAGTTTCCAGCTGCAACTGGCGTAAACATTCCTGTACTATTAGCATTATAGCCATCTGCTGTGGATGCTGTTCCTTGAAAAAACGGAAAATATTTAGTAGATGAAACAGTAGTACCATCTAAATAACCCGGATAATTATAAGTTCCGGTGGTATAGTCAATTGGTGTCGGAGTAGATGCCTGTATTTGAAATTCGGCAAAACCTAATGATTTAGTTGCACCGGCACTAGTCGCAAGATTATTATATCCAATAGTGTTGGCTGCTATAGCACTACCTAAAAGAGTTGCTAATACCATATTACTATTAGTAATAGTGTTTGCTTGAATATTATTACCAGTTATACCTCCGGTAGCTGTACCAGGATCATATGTTGTTACTCCGGGCCCAGCCCAAACAAAAGGAGCACTACTTAAACTACTACGACCAGCTTGTTCATTACGTGCTGTAACGCTCCAATAATAAGTTGCTGGAGGTAAATCAGCTACATCTATGGTAAGACTTGTACTTGCTGTATATGGACTACCATCTGCTTGACTTACAGTTTTATATAGCTTATGAGTAGAAACAGTTGAAGTTGTTCCATAATTAAAGTCCATGTACAATACAGATCCAGTTGATGAAGTTGTACTTGTTACTGCAAATGATTTAACATTTCCGTTACTTAATGGATTCGTTGCTACAGTAGGTGTTCCGGGAGCACTAAAGATATTAGGATCACTTAACCCAGTATTTGCTTCTGGTATAAAATCATCTAATGCGTTATCAGCATATATTGAACCATTGTATTCAAACGCTGTAATTCTTGCACCTAAGAAACCATCACTTGTTTTAGTTTCTTGTACTTGACTAACACGGAATAACTTATCTGTCCAACCATATTCTGCTAATGTAACACGAACTACATCACCTGCTACAACTTGTATGCCACTATAGTCTAAACTACAAACTATTGTTAAATCTTCTCTGCTTTGTAACAATCTACGTACACCCAAATATACTGCACGAACATAGTTATTGATTTGATTATATTGTATCGTTAGTTTATTATCTGGTTCGTTTGGCGATAGCAAACTTGGATCATACCATGCTGTTCCAACTGTTGTTAAATCAACAGTTTTGTAATCAGTTTGGTCATTAATGTTTGCATTTGGGTATTGTACTTCTAAACTATTGTATGTTTGATTTAAGTCAATTGGGTTGATATCAATACCACCTATCAATACTGAACTGTCTACACTATATAAATCACCTAACACTCCACTATATGGTTTATTCATTACAATAGTCCATTTACCAGTCAATTCGCTGTATTGTAACCAACTATCGCAAGCATCAACTAATTGCTGTAGATTGCTTAAACAATTGTCACCAACATTAACTGGACCGTCAATACGATATCTTGGCTGTGTAACATTGGGTGGTCCACCAACTGGCACATACTCAATAGTTTCATCACTGTATACGTCTAATGCAGTTAAACTTGCGGTATCAATGTTTGCTACGTCAATTGCACAACCATATACCGTATCAGTCATATAGTCAAGTAACACTTCGCCGGGTTTAGTTAATGTGTTATTTGTTTGTATGCTTATGCGTGGCATCTGTTTAGCATCTTGTACGTCTGCGTTGTATATTAGTTTAACAATGATAAAACTAGTATTAGTCATTACATCAGTGCTAGTCCAACGATCTGCTACAGGAATATTTGCATCTTGTAATATAGTAATAGCACTTGTGCCACCAGTATTGATACCACTACTAGAACCATTACTAAAAAGGTATATGTATGCCTTACCATCTATTGTAGTATCAACCTGTGGAGGTGTTGCGTTGTTAGTTAAACTTACAACTTTATTATTTGCACTATAATCTCCTGCACCTAACGTAACTTCTTTACCATTAAACAATATCTTATTGTAACTGACTGTTCCGGTAGTTGCTTCACATATACTAAAAACATAATACATTGTCTTTTGGTCAGTTGTGATTTTAGCATCTGTAATTGTACCTCCTAAAAACGCACTACCATAACTTAAATTAAGTTTATTGTTTGTTGCAGGTGGAACTTGTACTCTTCCACCTGCGTCTTGTGCGCCTGCTCCTGATTTATTTGCTCTGTTGGCAACTAATTTACTAATGCCGATGGTAACTATAGTACGTACGGCAAATGCCGCAACACTACTTACTGTAAGTCCTGCAAAGAATGTGCCTATTGCCGCCGCGGCTGCTGTAAATACTGGCATCTCAAATACTCCAAGTTGTTTCTACAGGCTTCAACCCAAATCTACTATAATCTAAGGTTTGTCCTGCCATTTGGCTCATTGTATAATTTACAATGATACCATCGTCTTTTAATTTATCACAATACTCAACATACTTAGCAAGTAATCTATATCCTGCTGTTGATCCACGATGTTCTGGTTCTACCCAATATGCTATCTCACTCATTATAAGTTTGTTTGCGTCCCACATAAATGGGCTTTTAATTGCTAACAGCATACCAGTTAGTTTTTTATCTTTTTCACTGACAAATGCAACACCCAATCCAACAACAATTGCTGTAAGTATTTTTAATGCCGTTTCTTCGTTATCTACACTTAATCCTTTAATTGTGCCACTATCTCTATAGTGACGCAACATTTCCATTAATTGTAAAATGTCATATTTATTTGCTAATCTTATTGTCATTTGTTAAGGACTTGCATCTGTAATGTTTGTATTTGTATCTTGTGAGAATTGACTACCTTCTGTCTGTGCTTGACTAGATGTAGTAGCACTTGCAACTGGTTTCTGTCCAAAGTCAAACGCTCTGTCGCTTAAGCTTGGAACACGATCCATACTTGTATCAGTTGGATTATATTCTTTCCAACTTTCACTATTTGTTTTTCTACCTGCAATGCGATTTTCTAGTACACTCTTAAAGCTACTTGCGTTAAGTGTAATTGTAAAATTATCATCTTGGTCTTGACGTTCTTCACTAATGTTGTAGTTTGTTACTATGCCGGTAAATCGTTTAGCATCGCTTGTTAGAGTATAGTTGTTATCATAAAAACCACGTGTAATTTCTAGCTTGCTACCTCGTATTAATGATCCTAGTACAATACTCATATTGTTACCATCAATACCACTTAAACTTATGCTAGTATCTGCACTTGTTACACGAATGTCACGTTGCTGTATACCAACAGCTAACAGTCCACCTAATGGTGTATATATTTGTCCATCAATTGTTTCAGATTGATAACTTGAACTAAATGTGTATACATTGCTGTTTGCAAGATTACCATACTCATTGTAAATTGTTAACTTTACAAATTCTGCGTTGTTTACTAATGGTTTATTATTAGCTACTGCTGGGATGTTTTCCATTATGCTGTCCCCACAAACTCAAACAATTGAAAACTATCACTAAACTCAATCAATGCGTTACCAACTAATACTCCATTAGCTAATTGATATCCACCTGGAATCAATTTATATGTTGGCATATTAGGGCAAAACATTGTAAAATTACAACTATTACCAACTGTTATACCATTACCAACTACGCTTGCTGTAATGATGTTTGGTCTATTTGTTGTAACTGTAACTGTAGCTCCTGTACCACGCAATATTTGTGTTGTACTTGTAAATGGGTAATAATTATTACCAATCTGTATCAAATCATTTGGTTCAAACAATACACGTGTACTTGCTATTACTGGTAAGTTACCTAATACAAGTTGATCACCAATAAAACTAGTAACAGTTATTGCATTACGATTAGCTACACTCATACTTCCTTGATAACGAAACATCCAACTAAGTTGAGGAAGATTACTAAATGTAATTACTTGTGGTGTAATTCTATCTAGTGTATCAAGTTTTTCCATTAATGCACGTGCTTCATTGTAGCGATAGCGGTTTGGCATATCTAATGTAAACTTCCATGGATTCCTTGTTGGTGTTTGACTTACACGAGGTATTTCATTTCGTGTATACTGTATGCCAACTACTTTGCGTCTATCTATTTGTAGACCATTACAGTAATTTAATATTGATTGTAAACCTGACATCTTTTATTCCTTATCTACCATAACTCAATTCTTTTTGTGCCATTTGTACTGACCCAAATAATGTTTTGCGATTTTCAGCAAACAACTGTGCGACTGATTTGGCATCAATAGCACTAATGTTATTTGTAATGTATGTGTTGCCCTGTGCGGCATTACCAACGCTACCACCATAAGGTATAATTGTGCCTGCTGTTTTTGGTACAAACAATTCAGGACCTTTCTCACCAACGATACTTGCTTTGCCTACCGGTGGTTGCCCACCTTCTGCAAACCCAAATAATGATCCAACAAAACTGCCAAGCATATTTGATGCACCACTTAATATTTTACTTGCTGCCGCTTTTAATTGTATTTTTACTAAGTCTTGTATAACACTACGAGCAAAGTCACCAAACTTAAACTTACCTGTTGTAACAAAGTTATCAATAGCACTGTTCATATTACTTGTAATGCTATTAAATGCGTTGCCAGCCATTGTTGCGGCGTTAGTCGCACTTTCAGTATACTTACTAAACGCATCTTGCCAACCAGTAGACCATTGACGACTTATATCAAGCTCGCTTAATTGTGCTTGCTTTAATTGATTGGTTAAATCATATACTTTTTGTAACTCTATAGCATATTGTTGTACATTAGTTATACCATCGTCAATAGTAAATGCTTCTGTAACAGCACCAGCCATGTCAGCTTCTAATAAACGAATATTGCGTTCTATGTCAGCACGTTGTTGTTCAAAGATTGACTTACCCTGCTGTTCTTTACCAAACATTATATCGCTAAGTTGTTTTTGTAGTGTACTGAATATGCCACTAGTGGTTCCTGCTTGGTCTTGCTGACGTTGTAATGATTGAGTAATACGGTCTAAGTTGTTAACACGATCTTGCTCTAATAATCTAGCACTTTGTAAATCACTAATGTATTTTGGTAATGCTTCGCCTTGTGCTGTACTTAACTTTTTAATCTTTGCAATCTCGGCATCAATGATACTTAAACTAGCTTTTTGTTCTTCAGTACCTTGAGCATATTCTTTACGCTTTTCTATCAATGCGGCAACAGCACTTGTCTGTCTATCATATAAATCTTCTAATGCAATTATAAGTTCTTTTTGTTCTTCACTCTTACCAATTAATTGTGTTTCTAATCCTAAACGCTGTAATTGTTCTGTGTTGACTTTTGCGTATGCGTCACCAATTTTATTAACTTCTATTGCAAGTTTTGCTTGACGTTCTGCAAACTCTTTAGCTTTAACACTGGCTTCATCCATACCAACTGTTAGATTGTCAATCTTTCTAATGTCTGCTTGCTCAAATAGTTTTGGTACTTCAACTTTTCCAAAACCCATTGCTTTCTTAACTCTATCAAAACCATCTGTTATAAAATCAAATACAGGTCTTAACGCTGGTATTAGATCCATTAATTCTTCTCTAAATGTAATGATACCAGTTAACAATAAGCCCCATGGACCTGCTAAAAACTTAAATATTAAACTACCAAATTTTAATAATGCTCCACCAATAAGACCTAATACGGCTAGTACTGCGGTAAACTTATTTCCTGCTAATCCAACAGCATCTGTTACTTGTTCAACTGCTTTGCCTAATGTTTTACTTGCCATTATTGTTAAGCCCATACCAGCGTTCATAGCACGTAAAGCATCAAAAACAAATGTGTTAACTATCTTACCTAGATTATATAAGCCTTTAGCTAGTGCACCAAACGCGGCTACTGCTCCAATTACTCCAACTACTTTGATAAGCTTTTCAAATTGGTCAACAGATATTTTAACGTCTTTGATAATATCATTTAAGGGTTTAGCAACGCTTAAGAATGCGGTAGTTAGATTACGCATAATGTTTTCTAAGCTTTGTTGTGCATCAGCCGCTGATTTTATAGCGGCAGTAAATTTGCTAGCATCACTAACTGCTGTACCCATTCCTCCAGAAACACCTGGGAAGTTTACACCACGTGCATTTTTACCAAACAATGCTGTCTGTGCGGCAAGACGTTGTGCCACATTAGTCATCTTACCAAGACCATCAACAGTTTTCTTTAATAAATCTTCTTCACTTAGTGTTTGAATATCTTTTAGTGTAATGCCAACATCGGCTAGTGCTGTTTGTGCTGTATTGCTACCATCAATAGCATCACCAATTGTCTGTACAAATTTTAATAAACTTTGTTGTGCTTGCTCTGCGTTACCACCATTCTGTGCTACAGCATTACTAAAGCCTAAAATAGTTTGAGTAGCTATACCTGTAGTGTCGCTGATATCTTGTATAGCGTCAGCAAATCTTATAGCACTTGATGCAAAAGCACCAAAACTTAATGTGGCTAACGTGTTTCTAAACCTAATAAAACCATTATTAAGTATGTTGACTTGTGTTTCAAGCTTTTTAAGTGACGTTACACCCGGGGTAGTGTTTACGTCTACTGTATAATTCAAATCTGCCATCTTACTTTCCTTTTAATATTGCCGCTACACGTTTCTTAATGAACGCTTCTGTAGGCTTAGTCATACCATCAGGGCTTTGCTTACTGTAACCTTCATCTAATCGTTTAGCGTACGGGTAATTGGCATTGATAGTTTTACCCTGCAATCTAGTTTTACGCCTAGCATTACCACTACGAATAGGAGTCTCATCTACAAATTCTTGATAAGCTTCTTTTGGAACTTGTAGAAGTTTCTTTTGTACTCTTTTAAGACTACTTGTTATAGTATTAACTTTTAATGTTACAGACATTATTGATCCTTATTTTGATTGAACATAGCAACTAACTCATCT